CAGCTTTATAATGTGTCATGGCCACACGTTGACTGTGATTATAACGATTACAGCGGCAATTATAAGGCCAATAATTATTTGTTCTATGTTTGTCATGGCTTATCCTCCCTCCGCCTCTTCGCCCGACTATTGAAAACGTCTCTCTTCACCCTCCACGCAACAAGGAAAACGCCAAGAATAGCGGCAAGAAGTTGCAAAAACTGCGTCCACTCTACGCAAGAAGTCGGGATGAGTAGCACCACCCATGTGTAGATTCCGATAATATACGTCTTCATTGACTCCCTCATAAGCTACTCCCTCAATTGTACTTTAAGAAGATTTTCAGAATTTCGGCGTACGCTGTTGAAATCAAGGCACGGTTAAGTAATTTATTCATATCAAATTTTCTTTTCATTTTTTTTTCTCCTGTAATATTTGTTTAAAACATTAAGAAAAATCTATCAGTACCTCCAACACTCTCAGGTGTTCCTTCAACAACAAATGTACCAGGGTCGCTCTGATTATTATATTCTGCTGTTATCCAGTCTGTTGAACGAGCAATATTTGAGATGCGGACTTCATCAACTTTGCCTTCTAATATTTCAGCAGTGCCATATCCAACTCCTATCTGAGCTTCCTCAGCCATGCCTGGTGTAAATGGCCCTGCAATAGTAAGGCTAAATGTTTCCTTTAAATCGTTATCAAAATATAATTTTTTTGTACTCCCATCCGTTAATAATGTTATTAATAACCAGGCATCACGAGGAGTAGCTGTGACAAACATTTGTGTATCCCTGTTAGTACCATTCCCTAATGTAAATAGAGGCCCTTGCCCTGATGCGTTTCCTAATATTCTGGAATAAAAACCAGGGACAGTAGGGCCACTAGCCCCACAGTGAAATAAGCCATCATTGGCGGTAGCGCCTGATGGAATATATACCCAAGCAGATAATGTAATTGCACTTACAAATTGTTGTCCAAGAGAAGTACCCACTGATATATAATCATCACTCCCATCAAGATCCAAGCCTTTGCCAACCTTAGCATCAACTAAATCACTTGTGGTCATAGCACCTGCACTTGTGCCATCATTGCTGTTGCTTGTACTATCAATCATCTGTGGAGCAGTATCAGATGGGTCTTGGCTCATGTGCTGGACAAGTTTAAAATTACTATCCCAGACATTATGCTTGCCATAAGTATCTGTTTCGGCAGGTTGAGTTTCGCCTGCTTTATTATACCAGACATAAATATCTGTATCAGTCGCACTGGCAACAGACGGCACTTTTACCCATATTTCAGCACTACCAAGAGCAGGGTTATTGTTGGTAATAAATGTTACTACTTCACAAGCAAGTTGAGTTGAACCTGCAACATCAGATGAAAATCTTATATCTCCACCACCATTCAATGCAGGGTAAGAACCGTCAGCATCAAACATCTCAGATGGCAATGTCGATAAATCTAACAATATAGGAAAGTCAGTAAGACTCCCAGGAACTTTACCGTTCTGGATTGTCAACTTGCATTTTCTTCTCCAACCAGTTGGGAATGCCATTAGATTTTTCCTATTTGTGTATTAAGAGTTGCAATGATATTATCTATTTCAGTCTCATCATCAGCCGTGAAATTAATAGTATCATTTTTAACCTTTGCTTTAAGCGTAGACAGGTTTACCTTTAACCCCTTTAATTGATTGATAGCGTTCATTGCCTGCGTGTTCATGTTTTTAAGTGATTGCCCAACCTCTATTCTTTCTACATCTTTTAGCATAGCCATAATCTTTCTCCTTTAATTTAATTTTGCATTTTTTATATATTGTCTATATATGCCACTAAATCCCACTTAATATCAGTACTGTTATAAATAAACCCACAATACATAGTTTTGGAGATTACTGTGGTTGTCGGCAGAGCGACATCTGTACCAGCCCTGTAAATAGCGTTCCAATTTAATACCCTCGCTGTCCCATTGTCTTTAATTCTTATTATTAACTTCCTCCCATTTACAAGTGTTCCTGTCGGCGCTCCGAATGTTGCAGCTTCGGCAAGGGCTGTGATTGTGTATTCATCTGTGATATCCATATTAGGCGTTGGTGTTGCGCTGCTTGCCACTGTAGCAGTATTTACCTTTTTATTATCTATCTTTGTCCATGCAGTAGCTCCGCAGTGGAAAATGCCTGTCATCCCAGGCACTAAAACCGCCAGCGTAGCTGCTGCAGGGTTCTTGACAACAAGATTAAATCCCGCCAATGTGCCTGAGTTGTGCACAATAAACATCAGGTCATTGGTTATTGCAGACAATATAACATCCCTTGATGCGCCGCCAGGATTTAACTTTTGCATAACCTTATCAGTTGTGACAAGTGTTTTAGTGCCGGCCAGGGTCTCTTCGTTTTGGTCGAGGGAAAGGTTATCAATCTCATCTGCTATTTCAACACAATTTATGCGAATGCTCATAATTTATTCTCCTACTATTTTTAATTTTCTCTTACTTTTTTCTCTTACTTTTTTCTCTTACTCAAAATATGAACCTTACGCCTGCGTATTATTGTTGTTGAGTAACCGCCCAACCAGAAATAGTCAACCCAAACGTATTTGCCGCTGACATAGCCATACCTATACTAAAAGTATCCCCAGCCAGAAACACCCTGGGATTATCCGCTTGATAAACCAAATCAAGCACCCCCAGCATGGCCTGGGAAAGAATCATTTCATTGTATGCGCTGCCCAGGTGATGTGACATATAAACATAAAAACTAACGGCAGAAACATGTGCGGTGGAAAGGTGTAATCGAATTTGATCTAAAATAAAAGCACATGATGGATCAAATTGCTCATCCATAGTATCATCCCAAGCAACGGCGGAATTCCCATCAGACGCAAAAAAACGAAAGTAACGGTGCTTAGAAACAGGTATGTATTTTGATGTAAATGACATTGTATGTACTCCTTTAATCGATTAATCTGATAATTTCCTCTAATTATTATTATATAATAAAAATCTTAAAAAAATTAAGTTTGTTAATCGCAATCATCCTTAAAATGCTTAACAATTAAATCTTTTAATCCGGAGACCATCAAACTCACATTAGTAGGAGAACACCCGCGCCAGTCAGCAATTTCTTTTATTAAATAACCATCCATCAAATGGGCAAGTAAATGTTCAGTTTGCTTTTTCCTTTTTCTTGTTTTATCCCCTTTTTGTCTTATGCCAGTTTGCTCAATAAAAAATAGAACTTTACAAATCAAATCTTTATTACATGCGGTTCTTTCCGCATTATCTTCACAGAGCAGTTCGGTAGAATTCAGATAATCCTCTATATCCGCTGCAACTGGGATATCCCATACTTCTTTTTTAATAAAATTCATCACAGTTAATTGCACATTTTTATTGATCCATGTTTTTAAAGATGCCCCGGAGAATTCCTGGTAAGAATCTATTGCTTTTATAAGGGCTTCAGTAGCAGCAGACATGCAATCTTCCAAAAGTGAAAAAGGGCACTGTCTATGTCGGTGGATGTTAAAAGCGATTCCCTTGGCATAGGGTAAATATTCAAGAATAAGATCGTCTCGAGCATCTTGATCAATTATTTTATTTCCTCGCTTCATTAGGCACGCTCCTTTAAGTTCCCTGAAATCCCGCCATTGATTAAATTTTTTGAAATTCCAATTCTTCCTCTTCCCCTGCCACCCCCTGGCCTCAAAATATCATAACCAACAATGGTATCACCTTCATAGATTGGAATGGAGGTTTCCCCTAATTTCAAATCCGCGGGAGGGGCTGCCCCCATTTTTCTTGTGTTAGAATTAGCCCCAATAACCGCAATACGAGGGGTGGCGGTTAATTGGGTCATCTCATCTTCTAAAGCGTACCTAATACCATCAATATGATGGTTATTAGCATCAACTGGAACATTAGTTGATTCCCCTGTTTTTAATTTTTTCCATTGATACTGCTGGAACTCATTTATAGTTTCTTGGCAACATCGGTCAATAATAATTTCGTGTTGTTGCATAAACTGAATACCGTGATGGACAGAATCTTTCCCCTTTTTTGCCCCGATAGCATTAATTTTATAATCACATAATTCTCGGATTGATTTTGGCTCTGCGGAATCGCATATAACAAATTCTTTTCCAACCACAGGTGCAAGCCACTCAGCAATCATAAGATTTGTATAGGCGTATTCATGCATCTCTTCAAAAATATAAATTTTCTTTCTTTTTTTATCATAATGTATGCGATTATAAGCAGTAGGATGGTTAGAAAAACCAAAATCTAAACCATTTTTGATATTATCAAAAGTAGGGATCATCTCAGAAAGATCCTCAACCCTCCAATTTGTAAAAATAACACCACCAAGAACCCCCCACTTACCTAATGTATAAACATCATAATGGTATTGATTTTTTTGATTTATCAGGGCGTCATGATCGGCTTGTTCCAAAAAGCGGTTATCTTCATGGGTACAGTGGACTATTAAAATATTATCATCATGGTAGATTTTATCACCTTCTTGGAATCGGCCTTTGAAATGCTCTTGAAAAATCCAATGAGACTGCAATATGGGGTTAAATAATAAAGTCAAGCGTTTGGGTTTTTCAGATCGCCCTCTTAACCGTATGCGAAGCTGGCGGATATCATCTTGATTTGTTTCTGTAGCCTCTTCAATAATAATATCAGTCAGAACCCCTTTTTGGGGGAGTACTGATTTTAATTTCTGAACATCATCCAATCCTGCAATCAATATTTGATAACCATTGATGCAGGTAATACTCATCTCGGACTCATTGATCTTGAAGAGAGAATTAACATTCCATGTATTGATTGTTTGTTTGACTTGATTAAAAGTGGATGTACGGGAAGTTCTGGCAACATTCCTGACAATCAAATAATTCCGCCTGCCTTTGAGAAGGTCGTATACTGTTCTTTGTCCAACAATAAAAGCAGATTTACCAGCAGAAGCACCACCAAAGAAAATCTGTATTGGTGTAGGGGAATCTAAATACGGGTAATATAAATCATTAAATAATGCCCGTTTTAAATTTATATCAAATTGCCGTGGTTTTTGTACTGATAGCAAAAGCAACCCCTTTTAATCTTCTACATTAACATTAATCTGTACAGGCCCATTAAAATTAACACCACCACCCGCCCCTTGTTCCCCCTCTTTTTCAAACATACCCAAATAACGTGCAAGGGAATCAAGAACATCTTTTTTATTATGAAATTTTAGATCCTGAACTATGAGCTCTTTTGTGGTTTTATTAGTGGATGTGGAAGTGCGTTTCATACTCCGTATGCCCTGGATTGCATACAGAATATCTTTGGGAATCTCATCCAGAGGTTTCATATTGCCATCATTATCATAGATTTCATCAATATGGAATTCAATTAATCTCTTGTATCGTTCAATTATCCATTCACGTGAAATCCCAGCTTTATCCTGCTCTTTTTCCCTATATATTTGCACTTCCCGCTGTATCTTAGGGTTTTTTAATAGTACACACCCCGACACATGTGCGGTCTTTTTACTGTATCCGGCTTTTATTGCAGCGTTAGTTGCGTTTAAATCCTTTAAGTACGCCTCAATAAATCGTTGTTGTTTAAGTGTCAGGTCTTTATTATCATTATCTTTTTTCACCTTCTTGTTCTTATTCTTATTCTTATGAGGGGTAGAAACAGGTATAATTTTTTCCTTTATATTATATGTTTTTTCTTTTATATTATTAGTGCGTTTAAAATAGGTCATATTTATACATCCTTGTATTTTCACGATTAATTAAATACTTAATATATTATATTAAAAATTTATATAATATAATAAAAAAATAAAAAAATAAGCTAACTATATGGTATTATTAAAAAAAAAGATTGACTTTATTTGATTTATTTATTTATTAAAAAAAACATTAATTTATTAAAAAAAAACTTGACTTTATTTAAAAATAAATTATAATGTAATTAAATGATGAGGAAAAAATAAAACTTTTAAAAAGGAGAATAAAACCATGATTAAAAATATGACCCTACAAGAAGCAGAAGAGTTAAAAGAAGATATAATAAAACGAGGTGAAGCAGCACCTTATATTGTCAAAGATTTTAACGGGGACTACATATTATCATCACATCCATATACATGCCATTGCGGCAGGTGCCAATATTTTGGCATAGATGGCAAATGGGTTTATTATTAATATGATGAGGCCGACAGGAAAATGAAGGAGAAAAAACTATGAGACAAGAAAAATTAGTAAAACCACCAGAACCTCGTTACGATGACGTGTATTTTAAGGGGCTAAAGTGGCTTAATGCTCCTGAGATTAGCAATTCCGCCATAATGACCCCTGACTCAGCTACTCCATATGTAGATAGTATTGTAGCACCGATCGAGGATTATGCGATGGGCATTTTTTATGCAGATAAACAGCGTCATGATTCTATTTTAGAAATTTGCTATAAGTTGAGGCAATTAATCAAAGAAGCCAACTAACCGTGAAAAGGAGAAAACACTATGAAAATAATATGTAAAGATTGCGGGAAAGAACTAACTTTTGAAAAAAAAGGCGACGACTATTTTATGTCACCGTGCAAAAAATGCTTAATAAAAGAATACGGAAACGCTTACATCAAAGGTTGGAGGGAACATGAGGCATTAACTCTTACACTCATGGAGAAGAAAAAATGAAAGAGATAAATAACTTACCCTGTATTTGTGAAAGGTTTGAGACAACGGATGAATATATCGCAAGAGGCGGCAAAATAACCATATATCCGCCCGCCCATCCCTCAATCATGGACACA